AAACAGAAAGTTTAAAGACGAAGGTATTCCTGAGATTGCAATAGGTGTAGGTGTTAACTCTGGTGTGTGCATAGCAGGAAACTTCGGAGCAACCGATAGGTTTGCATTTAGTTTAATAGGTGATCCTTGTAACGTAGCAGCACGTTTAGAATCAAGCACCAAGATAGCAGGTGTAGGTACGTTAATAGGTGAAGAGACTGCTAAGTATTCTTGCTATCCTTTAAAAGAATTAGAACCTATAGAAGTTAAAGGAAAAGCTAAACCACTTAGAGTTTATACTTGGGAGTAATTTAGCTATCCTTTACGGGCGTTTAAATCTGCTTCTATTTTATTATGTACAGCATCAAGCTCTCTAGTTCCGCTTCTTATTACAGACTGTAACAAATTAAAATTTTCTTTGGTTAGTTTTTTCTCTAGCTTTTTAATATCTGTAGAAGTTCTTTCTGTTATTAGCTGTCCTTTTCTATTAAAGAGTATTGTATAACTCAATAGTTTAGCTTCCATTCTTTTTGTTTTCATATTAAATTATCTCGCAAGTTCCTGCACTACATGCAAGCTCTTTAGTGTTCTCAGTGTTATCTTCTGTTTCATACTCTGTTATCTTAGACCAATCTACTACGTCCGTAGTTTTCTTTAGCCAACTACGATACTCGTTGTAAGTTATCTCTTGGTAAGGAGCTTGCTTGTATGAGTGATCTGAGTATGGCAAGAACGAAATACCTGATACATCATCAAAGTTTTTGTATACCCAAGCACCTACATCTAACCATTCATCTTCTTTAACTGAGATTGTTACGGAAGGTTTATGCTCACACCACTTATCTTGATAGTCTTTCCAGATTTTTAAATGCTCAACGGCTGTAAAGTCTTTCCTAGTGTAAGCACCTTTAGGACTCTTCATTGGAAAGTAAAACACATAGGTATGTTCTGGCTTAGTAAGATCATCTTCATAATACACACCTGCATCTACCATCATTCTAGCTAACGGATCTTTTTTATCTGCTCTAACAGTACGAAGGTAGTATGGGCTATGTCTAGTGTGAATACCTGAAGCACTATCGACCAGTTGACTAACTGTTCCACTAGGTTTAACGCATGTTATTGCTGCGGATTGAGGGATACCTAGCTTCTCAGCCCATACTTTATTCATTTCTACAGCTTTATTTTTAAGTTTATCTAAATCTATTTTACCATTTAACATATCTTTGTTGTCCATGATACCTGTTAAAGATACACCTAATAAAGATTCTTCTTCTGTGTTTTGTCTCCACTTACTTGTTAAGTATCTAAAGTTTGTAAGTGTAGCTTGGAACGTACCAAGAACTGTAGCAGCTTTTACTTTGGTTTCTAAAGTATCTTGAGTATCGTCAGCTCTCACTACAACCTCAGTAAGATTACAGAACTGTTTGTTGCGCAAGATGATTTCACTACAAGGATTACAACCAAAGTGTGTATACTCTTCTCGTCTACCGTTCTTAGCTGCTTGTTTCTCTGCAGCCTGACGATTAAACATACCACGTTCACCACTCTTAGACTCATACAAAGACAACCACTCACGCATAAACGCACCAGTTTCTGCAGCATCTGTGTAGGCTACAGAGTTATTAGATAGCGCACGTTGTTGATTATCTTCCCACCAAGCACCTGACTTAGCGTTACGCATACGGTTGTCTGAGAGGTTGCTGAGAGAGATTAAAGCACTGCGCCTTACTCCACCTACCACTACAACTTCTGCGACCTTACACATCAAATCATGGCAATCTATAGACACAAGCTTACGTTGTCCTTTTGTAATAGCATCACGAAATATGTTAATAGTAAAATCAAACAACTCTTCAAGAGGAGCAGGACCACTAGCACGACCACCGAATGTTTTAAGCCTAGCACCATAAGGTCTGATGTTAGACACATCCCATGTGGGAACTTGCCCTGAATACAGTAACGATAACATTTCTTTGTAGGCTTTTGCCCACCCAATTTTAGAGTCAGCAACTTTAATAACTGTATCAGTATCAAAGAGTTCCTCTGGTAAGTCAGGAAGTTGGTTGACATACTGACGCTCTACACTGAAGCCTACACCAGTGCCGCACATAAGTATGTACAGTGTCTCATCAAAGGCTCTGACGTTATCAACAGCTAAGTAGCTACAGTTAAATCCTGCTACGTTATCCTGCTCTAATGCTTTACCTGCTGACATCAATGCTCTCATACTTGGCATAACATCTAAGTTAAGCACATCATTTTCTAAAAGTTTTCTGACAGCTACGTATTCGTGTTTGTTTAACATAAAGTTTTTTACTAAATGTTTATCAAAGAAATCAAAGTATCTTGAAACTGTTTCTTCCCACGTTTCTCTGCGTTGATTCTCTTCGTTCCATCTAGCGTATCTACTTAGATGTATAAACTGTTGGTAGTTTGTAGGTAGTTCACGGGTTGAAAACGAACAGTCTGTAGTTAACTCTACACTCATAGTACCACCTCCGCAAACTGTATTGCTATTAATAAAGCTACAGATGAAGCTAATGTTAAAAAGATTACAGGTACTATAGCATCCCATAATTTAACTTCTAACTCTAAGTCAGCATCGACACCATGAGATAGCATCATGGATATAGTGTATCCTAAAATAATTAAACTTTGTCCGATACCTAATCCTGCTAACAAAACAGCTCCTCTAATATCTGCAGTAAATATAAAATATTGCAGTTATAATACCAAAGAAAGGTATCATATATAATAATCTACTTACCATTTGTTTTCTCCTCTGTCCATAAGTGTATAGCTATAATAGCGTAGTGTATAATCTTTAACAAGTCACCTTGATTTTTATATTCTCCAGTAACAGAGTCAGGTTTCTTACCGTACCTTATAGCGTACTTTATAATGTTACCCATACAAAAACCATCTCCATGTCCTGCATCTATAACCATCTCTGTTGCTTGCTGCTTACCAGAAGCATAGTGTTGTTCGTATGTATTATCTACATATCTTTTTATTTGTTCTATTGTATTGTGTTCGTTGAATTTATAATCAACCATTATCTAAACTCCTTTGGTAATGTTTCTTCTGTATACCATTTAAAATTGTTAGCCTCTGCCCATTCAGCATGAGTTCTTTTAGTTCCATCTTTTCTTTTCTTAGCTGCAGGCATAGGAGCATACGGCTTTTGAAATATAAATACAAGCTCTATTGTATCAGGTAATGCTTTACGAATCCAGATATATTTACTATATTCTGCATGATCCCAGAACCTACCTTTAGCTTCTATAAGTATCTGATCTTTTTCAAAGTCAGGTTCGTAAGTATGTTCTACTACATAAGGTACTTTGTTTGTGTGATGCTTCCAGTTACTTAGTATTCCTTGATGTAACTCATGCTCCCATTTACTATCGTATCCTTTAGGTACGTTCTTTTCTCTTGGTCTAGGCTTTCTAGGTTTTCTCATGTAATCTCTTCTGCTCTAGGTTCTCTGACTACTTTTGTTAAGTAAGTTAAAGACCTAGCATATTTAAAAGTTCTAAGTCCGTTGCCATCGTTAGCATCTTTATGACACTCAAATTTAAACGGACAATAAAAACAATCTCTAGGCAATGCCATGTTACCTGAACTACCGTTAGGTATAGGACTGTGACATCTTGCAGGTAACTTTTTCTTTTTAATAATTTTCTTAAGGTCTTTAATTCTTTTCTTAGCGTCAACCTTATCAAACTCGTCAGGTCTATGAAGACAAAGCTTACCTGTAACTTTATCTATAACTAAGAAGCCTCCTGCTTTTGTTTCTTCTGCTGCTTCGTATCCTGAAAGCTGTCCTAAGTAACCGAAAGGATCGTTCTGTGCTAGAGTTCCGTCTTCAAATTTCTTAAACGAAAACGGTGATGCTGATTTAACATCTATAACTTCTCCATTTATTTTACAATCCATGTGTCCTTTAACACCTTCAACTACTACTTCTTTCTGTTGGTCAGTAACTTCGTAACCTGCTAATCTTACTAGCATCAGTACTAACTCTTCAAGTAGATGACCATACAAAAACTTTATGTGAGTTGAAGGTGCGTGTCCTTCTGACTCTTGTTTAAGGTTAGCCTCATACCAAAGTTTCCTGTCATCTCTACCAATGCTTGACATTCTAAGAGAAGAAGCTTTAGGATCTCTCTTGTATGGCTCAGACCATCCAAGTAAAGCTGCACTCATTGCTTTACCAAATTCATCTGCTTGCTTTTTAGTTATACCTAAACTCTTTTCTTTGTTTAGATTACTTAACTTATTATATATGTTATCTACTAAGTTGTCTAGTGTTTTTTTATTCTTCATCTTTATGCTCCGCAAACCTTAATTTTCTAGTGTCAGGATTAAACAATAAAAATATAACACCTAACGCTATTTGTTTTTTAGTTCTGCCTGATTTAAATTGAACTCTGTTACCTGTGTTAGTTCTATGGTCTGGCTGTGCTGTCTTAACATCAATCAAAGTTATGTTACCTTTTTTATCCATAGCTATCATATCTATTGGACCAGTACAGCCTGAGTTTTGAAAGACTTCATAGCCGTTATCCCATAGCCAAGTGACAGCATAGTACTCTGCAAAATCTCCTTTCCTGTTAGTGTTCATCTTAATGTGTTTCACTCCAGTTCCTCCCATATTTATATTCACCATCCAAAGGACAGCGTAGTTTGTAATGTTCTCCTGCTTCTCTAATTGCTCTAACTCCTATGTTACCTATTAGGTCTGCAGTTTCTTTAGGTACTTCCATCTGCCATTCATCGTGAATGTTAGCAACAAACTTATATTTAAAGCCAGCATCTTTTAAATGTTTGTCTAGTAATACAAGAGCTTTCTTCATAACAATAGCACCTGCTCCTTGTAGTAAACTATTTAAAGATGCGTGTTCATTTCTAATCCAAATGACTCTACCATCTAACCCTTTAACATAACCTCTTACTCTAGCTACTGCTTTAACTTTATCACTTAACTTCTTAAAAGCAGGTTTGTTTTCAAAGAATAATTCTCTAGACTTTTTACCTGCTTTAGCACCAGCGTTCATTACATTCCCTAACCTAGCATCACCTGCTCCATACATCAAAGCATAGATAAAAGTTTTAGCAATGTCTCTAGTTTTTAGACCTGCTAACTTTTGATTAGCAGTGTGTACATCACCGTTTAATATTTCGTCAGTGAAAACAGAATCGTTCATGTAATGTGATAACATACGTAACTCTAAACCTGAAGCATCAATACCTAGTAACACATTACCTTCGTCTACTGTCCAACAAGCACGACACTCCTTACCATAAGGTTGTCTAACACTTGGAATTTGCGCAGTGTTTGGACTTCGATGTGTCATTCTTCCTGTGATAGCTCCGTTAGATATTACAGCACCGTGTATTCTATTATCTTTTACAGCATCTAACCAAGAAGATATCTGAGCTATACGTTTCTGCAACAATAAAAACTCTGCAATAAGTTTAGCTTCGGGTATATGCTTTATCTTTTTAAGAGTTCCTTCATCTACAATAGGCTGACCAGTAGGTGTGAATCGTTTAGGTTTCCAACCAAAGTCTGTTAAGTATTCTCCAATCTGTTTACGACTACCAAGATTAAAGTCAACTAACTTCTTACGCATGAAAGGCTGGAAATCATTTGCTTTAAGTTTAATAAGTTCTTTGTCTGTTAACTTAGGAACTTTAGACAACGCACCGTCTTTGTTAAACTTAGGAGTAATTAATTTATCAGCCACCCATTTAGGTTTGAATGTCTTTGTTACTTCTTCTTTTACTTCTTCCATTCTGTGTTGTAAATCTGCAAGCAAAGTCATAGCAGCTTTGTCATCAAAAGCAAAACCATCGTCACGTTGCTGTTGAATAATCACTGCAACTCTATGCTCTAAGTCTATGGATTCGTTACTAAAAAGTTCAGTATCTAGCAGCAATCTTTCGTACACTAACTCATTCAACAACACATCTTGCTGACAATATTTTAACATGTCAGGTGTGTAAGTGTCGAAAGAATCAGGAGCTTCTAGTTTATGATAACCTAATTTAAAACCCCAATTTTTTAGAGCATGTCCGTTTTCTCTGGCAGGATTGGCAAGCCTAGACACAACTAAAGTGTCGTAAACTTTATTAGTAAGCTCAATACCAGTTAACTTTTTAAGCACAGGAATATCATAACCTATTATGTTATGTCCTATAAGAGTATCTGCACTTTGTAAAAACTCTATGCCTTCTTTAAGTTTGTTGGGAGGAAACTTCTTTACTTCACCAGTGGTAGACTTAGCTACTATACACCAAAGCTCAGTTGGATCTAACCCGTTTGTTTCAATATCAAAAACTACTTTAGAATTCGAGGTCTGTGTGTTCATTATCAAATGACTCCTGTTCTGTGTCTTCGTATAGTCTGCCTGTTGCTGAATCATAAACTAACTGACAAGCTAAGCCAGTATCTCCAGTGTATCTAGACTTCAATACTCTAACTTTAGTTGTGTTAGCTTCTTTTTTATTAGAAGCCTGTTGGTTTCTTTCTAATGCTATCACACAATCAGATAACTGTGCAATACCTTGTGATCCTTTTAGGTGGGAGAGTGAAACTTCTACTCCTTTCTCATGTCCTTTCTCTCCTGCTGCTCTTCTAAGATGTGATACAAGTATCATACCTACACCTGTTTCTTCTACCAAAGAACGAAGACGATTCATTAAACTATCTATGCCTCGTCTTTCATCACCTTCTGTCATCACATTAACAAGCATGTGTAAGTGATCTACTATAACCCACTCACATTCACAGCCTACTATAATGTATCTAAGCTTAGAAAATATCTCATCTATATCTGTTGCACCTAGATGAGCATGGATAAAGACTCTATCTTTTTGAATTACTCTATCAAAAAGTTCAGACAATTCTTTCTCAGAATACTTATCACGTTTTTCATTAAGATATATTCTATCGTTAGCTTCAATAGAAAGCAAACCATCTGCTGTTCTTGTCCAGTTCTCTTCAAGAGCAATGATACCTACGTTATCTTCTGTATTTTTAATAAGCCAATGCTCTAACTCTCTAGTTACACTGGACTTACCAAGACCTGTGCCACCTGTAAGTGTGACCAGTTCTCCTTTACGCATACCATATAGTTTTTTGTTTAGTCCTTCCCACGGATAAGCAATACTCTTCTTCACTTCTCTATGAATCCATTCCTGTTTCTTACTAGACAACTCCAGTATACCTGAAGGTGTGTATGTTTTAGCATCCCAAAAAGCTTTATTAAATTCTTTGAATGCTCTAGCTTTCAGCATATCATTAGCATCTTTAAAGCCATTAGGCAGTGTCATAACCTTAGTCTTGTTAGGTTTTAAAATCTTAGCTACTTTTTTAGCAGCTTCTTTACCTTGTTTATCAGAGTCAAAGCAAAGAACTACTGCATCATAAGACTCTACAAACTCTATGCTTTCTCTGATATCTCTTACTGCTGCTGCAGCTCCTCGTTTTAAAGAGACAACTGACCAGTTACCTTTAAACATTTCATAGACAGCCATAGCATCACACTCTCCTTCTGTTATCGTAAGATACTTGCCTCCTTTACTGAAGAGTTGTTCACCAAACAAGCCTGTATTTTCTAGCGTTCCGTTAAAGTAAAAACTTTTATTGCTTACGTTCCTACCTTTAGTAGCTACCATGTCTGTGCCTGANTAATAAGGATAGATGTGTTTAGTTATCTTACCTGCAAATTCTTCACTTTTAACACCATAAGCTTTAGCTGTATCTAAAGAGATACCTCTGTCAGTAAGTGAGTTATACTTTAATGTCGGTTCAATATTAGTTACACCAACAAGTTCAGTAGGTGGGTCTGGAAACTGAGGATAAGTTGCTTGATAGTTGCTTGGTCTTTTAGGTGGTTGGTAGTCTGGCTTATTATAATCAGGAATAAACTGGTTGCAACTAAAACATTTTGCTGAACCGTCTTGGTTTACAGACACCGCATCACTACTATCACATAGTGGACAAGGTTGTTTGTGTTTTATAAATTTACTTTGTGTTTGCATATTATCTCCATAATAAAGAGGCGGATAAGTTACCACGCTTATCTCTTATACTGTTGTCGTGTTGCCTCTTGTGTGTGTTTTAATTTACTGATTTTGTAACTACTTCCTCCTCTTCTGCTGGCTCTTCCATGAGAGAGTCTTCGTTAACAACAGCAATTATCCTGCTTGAAAAGAAATTAATACTTGCTTCTAGTTCTTCCATGTCTAGAGTAAGAGTTGCTTTCTTTTGATTCAATCTTTGTAACCTACCAAAGATACCTTGTGCTTCTTTTGGTAAATCCTCTACCGAAATTTGCACATCGTCAATAGTAACAAAAGGTTTCTGTTCATCAACCATACTAGAACTCCTCTCCACCTTCACCATCATCAAAGAACTCAGCACCGTCTGCATTCTTATAAGGTATTAAATCTACTACTTGTACTGCTTGTAAATCTAATCCTGTATAAGGACCATACGCACCTGTTCCACTGTACTCACTGTACTGTACACGAATCTTAGAACCGTTACCTACTGCTGCATCTAAAGGACTTTTGTTTACATCTAACAAACGAGGCGCAGGTCTTACCATACCTTTCGGTCCGTTTACCTTACGCTTGATTACTAACGCAGGTCCTTCGTCCATTTGTTTAACTTTATGTCCTCTCGAAGAAAAGTCATTAGCAGTTTCTTCATCAACAACTAGGTTGACACTGTACACTGGTTCAAACTTTGTATTAGGTGTCTGTATAGAACACCAGTATCCTTCACCTTCTAAAATAGCCATCGTTCAATTCTCCTGTGGCTTGGTTAATATTAAATGAGAGTTTGAGAGCCACTTACTCTCGGAAGTGCGCACTTTTCGATACGAGTTAAACGGAGATAAACTACAAACAACAAAGGGAATATGTTTAACTGCTCTCATATTGTAATGATACCATACATCAAAGTACCATGTCAAATCTTTTTACCATCCTAAATGTAATTTCTTTTTAAGTTCTGGTATAGATACCATGTCTTGAAAGCAAGAGATTTCAGGATACTTTTTTAAGTATTTGATTATCCACTTATCCGTCATTGCTGACAAGTACATTGTACCTTTAACCATAAAATGTGTCTGCTCAGAAAGCATAACATCTATATTAGATATGTTTACCTTGCTTGCTTCTTCTTCGTTCAATAAACTACGCACCCATTGAACTTGAATAGGCTTGACAAGTTTCTTAAGTTGTTTCATTTTCTTTGCGTTCATATGTTATCCATCCATGTTACGATAGGCATTACATACCACATACCCATCTCGAACATGTAGAATAACATAGAACACACACAGAAAGCAAGAATTATTTTAGTGTACCGTTTCATTTTCTAATTCATGTAAGGCTCTTTCTTCTGCTTCTGCAAAGCTATTCATTAAACTTGCTGTTTCTGCTACTTCTGCAGTAGTGTCTAAGCATTGGCTCATTATTAATAATGCTATTTGTTTTCTAGTATGCATGTCTTCTTTATATACTTCTAAAAGAACATCAGCAATTCTATCTAATCTTTTCTTTTGTTCACCCATTTACTTTTCCTTTGTTAAAGTATTTGTTTTCTATAAACTTTTTATTATAGTTGTAGTATTCTTCAGCCGAAGCATACGAAGGCATACCATGCTCACTTCTTTCGTGACAGTTAGCTACGTATAGATTTTGTACAAAAGAATCAAACTCTGCCTTAGAATTTCTAATATCCTCTTCCATTTTTTTATAGTCTTCTTTCATCATACTAATTAAGGTATCTTCCATCTTATTCTCCTGATACATAGATAGTTAACTCAGCACTATCATCAAACTCTACATGCTTAGTAACGTATTCAGTGTTATCCCAATCTACTTCACGGAAGCCGTTCTCATCTTTAACTTCTTTACCGTTCTTATGTTTCTTGTATATAACTACACGTTCTTTGTACTCAATACTAGGATAGTCAGCGTGTGATACATCTTCTAAATCTAAACTTACACCTAGCTTTTCCTTTACTAATAACTCTAGTGCTTTTTGTATGTCATAATAATCAAATGTTAATTGCATTATACAAACTCCTTAGCTATGTTAGCTATGATAGTATCCATGTTCTCTATTGCATCTTTAGGTAATAGTGCTATTGCAACTCGGTTAGTTACATCTTGTTGCATCTTACGTT